AAAGCATCCGGTACTTGGTTCCATTCGTGGTTTTTTAATACGTTGCTAATTGTTCTGAACCCTGGCAGGCCATAGAAATACGCTCCAACGTTGAAGGCAAAGCTGATTAAGGCTGATTTTTGGTTGGAACTCATGCTTTTCCAAAACGGTATGTCGGCTTCAAGAATGTCTGCGGTGCGTTGTATCTCTAGATTTAACATTTCTTCGGCCCTTTGTTGGCTAATTCGTTCGCCTAGCCTTACGTTTTGGCCTTCGGGATACCGGGTGTTTCCATAGCCAATTGTTGGCACGCCAGCAGGACACAAATATGAAGTTAAATGACAACCTTCAAATTCTTTGATAAGCTCCACCGCCGCGCCGTAACTTTTGTCGTTTACAGCTGAAATCCATGTCCCGTACCAGGGCTGGTCACGGTTAAGAATGTCTGGCTGTACTTTTAAAATTGCGGCTTCAAGCTCCACCAGCGCAGCACTCTGATGCGGCAGTTTCCGGTAGTAACGGAATAGGTCATTCAGGTGAACCGGGGTGTTTGGGCTCATGCCATGGTGCGCGAAGGTGCAGGTCGTCAAGGCGCTGTGGAGGTGGCACTGCGGCAGGTTGGGTTGCGTGCCAGTCCTTTTCAGCTTGGTCTAGTTTTTTGGGTAGCGTTGCGTAAAACTTACGCCGCTGGATAGCTCTGTTGACCTTGCTCCACATGGAACGTGTGTCAAACAGAACGATCCAGCGCCCGTCAGGCGGTATCAGCCCTTTTTTTGGGCCTTAATGCTGCGGATTGCAGTGAACAGGAATTGGATGATGCTGTTGTCCTTTAGCTTGCTCATGCCGATCAGTTCAGATGCAGCAGCGACGACAACCCAGAAAGCAGGGTGGCCAAGGATTTCCTCGAAGTTCATGGTGTTCAGGACTTTGTTTAATACTAGCCTTGTGGGCCTTTGTACTCCAGAACGGTGATGCGATTTCCGTGGTCGTTAAGGCGTTCGTATATTTCGCGGCGATCAGCAGTGGCCTGAACCTTTTCCGCTTTCATGTCCTGGTGTAGGTCTTCAAGCTTGGTTGCAATGGATTCAACTCCGGCTGTGAGGCGAATAACCGCTTCACGACTTTCGCTGGTACGTCTAGTGAAACCAGAAAAGCTCATTCCAGCAATGCCTAGAGATGCGCCTAGGATTGCGGCGTAAATTTCAATCACGAATCCTAGCCTGATTATTTCAAGTCTAAAGGATCTTGCCTACCAGATAAGATCGCCACTGCACGTTTGTAGAATAGGCAGTCGGTCTTGTTGGCTTTTTCTAAAGCCTCCTTGACACGCTTCCAGTTTTCGAACGTGTGACGATCCATCAGTAGTCGCTAGGTCCGTTAGCGGAAACAAGGCAGTAGGCGAGGAAAACCCCGCCTACCCAGATGGCAGCAATCAGGAAGCCCAAGGCGTGCCACTGGCCTTTGTTGGGACGTGCTTTTCGTTTAGCTGGGACTGCAGCGCGTCTTCGATTTCTTCGGTGCGGCCTTCGTTTTCAGCGTTCAGCGCTTCCTTGACCCAGCCGATGACTTCATCCTGGGTCAGTTCGTCATAGGGCACCAAGTTGTCGGGGCGCTCAAAACCGATGCTGCCGTACGCACCAGAGGTGTAGGTGCCGTCTTCGGCTGAAACGGTGTAATGCGCGGTGAACACAAAGCCGTCAAGAGTTTCGCGGTCTAGGGACGCGATAGCCCAGGTGAAAGTGGTTGAAGATTCAGCCATCTGTAAAAGTTAATGCTCTGACAGTGTAATAGGAAAGCCCCGCTATAACACGGGCATTTCATACTCCTGCGTTGTGTTGCAGTAGTGCTTAAAGATTACTTCGCTAGTGTTTCCGGCCCATGCTGCTACCTGCGGTACGGGAATCCCTGCCTCAATCCAGCGACTGATAGCAGTGTGACGACAGTCATATGGCCTGTACAAATGGGAGATCAAACCAGCCTGATGCAATGGTGCCATCTTTTTGCGGAAATAGCTTTGGAATGCCAATCGATTCCACGGGAATAAGAAGCGATCGTCATGCGGAAGTTTTTCCAAGATTGCCTGACACTTTGCATTAAGCGGCACCCATCGTTTCTTGTTGGTCTTTGTACTCTCTTTAAGGCCGTGCGTCAGCGTGTAGTTTCGATGCACCAAGATGCGGTTTTCTTGAATATCTGTCCACATAAGTGCGCGCACTTCGCCTGTTCGCATCGCGGTTTGAATCATAAATTCGGTGTATAACGACCAGTCAGTGGAGACGTAAGTCCGTTTAGCAGCAAGGGCTGCAAGTACCAATCCAATTTCGTTGCGTGGAATAACAACGATTTCGTCATCACGTTGCGGTGCTTTGGGCATCCGAAAACTGGCAAGCGGATTTCGCGGCAGGTATGCGATGTCCTCTTGTGACGCCCAGCGGAAAATGCTTTTGAGATACATTGCAACGCGTCGTGCTGAAAGCACAGGCTTTTGCCCGAGAACCCAGATCATGATTTGCCGCGCCTGTTCAATGTCTTGGATTGGGCAACGCTTTAACCACTTGCCAGTCTGCCCATAATCAGAGACAAGGCTGGTAGGGCATAAAGAAATGGAACGCTCAGCAACGTAAGCGTCCCACAGTTCGGTAAGAGTCATGAACGCAGACTCGGGGCTTGTAACCCCAATCTAGGCCCAGATTTGAGTAGGACTACTAGGCAATGCCAGCATCACTTAGACGCTGCTCAAGGGTTTCGATGCGCTCCATTGCTTCCTGCAGCGCCTTCACTGCTTTCATGTAGAGCACCGAATAGTTGACGCTCTTGGTGACGGTGCCAAGGTCGTTGCCTTCTTCGTCGCGGTCAGGGGATTCGCTGACGAGGCCAGGGGAGACAAGTTCAACTTCTTGGGCAACAAGGCCGATTTGGGTGTGGGTCTGACCTTCCTTGAAGTTGTAGTTGACAGGGCGAAGTGCCTTGATGTCATCCCACTGAGAGGATGCGTCAACGATGTTCTCCTTCAGTTTGAGGTCGGAAAGGCTGCCGTAGGAGTTGTTGCTGTTTAGAATGTTACCATTGACCGTAATTCTAAGTTCCTCTGAGGTCCCAGTGTAAGCTTGCAGTATTTCATTAGCGCCAGCAGTTCCGGATTTCGCCCGGAATAACATTCTACCCCGTTGAGAGGCTGTTCCAGAATCGGCTACAAGCACTTGCCAGCCTCCATTAACAGCAGTATCTCCCATCTGCATTAAACCACCACTCGTAATCCTCATCCGCTCCGTCGGGGTGCTCGCTCCGTCGGCAGTAGTGGAGAACACTAGGCGTGTTGGTTTAGATGATCCACTCCAAGTACCTCCATCTCGAGTGGCAGCTATTTGAGCGCCTCTACTGTTTGAAGTATCAGAAGTGGTACCAAAAAATATTTGACCCAGATCAGCATTATTGGCTGGCGTTGCTTGATTTAAGTCAAGTCTAATAACTGGATCGGCAGTAGATGAATCGCTTCTACCCGATAAAACCATAGTACACAAATTAGGCGTACTAGACGTACCCACCAACAGCCTGCCCGAGCTGTCCCAGCGACCATACTCAGTAGTGCCAGCTACATTCTGGAAAAGTTGAGACGCGCCACGATAGTAAAGATCTGTGCCAGCAGTTATCAGCAAGTTTTGCGAATTAGCTCCGCCAGTTCCGATGGCTGCACTTGCTCCAGTGCCCCTAGTGCCCTGAAGTGTAAGAACTGCATCAGTTGCTGAACAATGTAATACTGTGCCAGGCGCAGTAGTGCCAATCCCTACGTTGCCCGAGCTGTCGATTCGTAGGCGCTCAGATCCGTTGCTTATAATTTTGAATGCGTCAGTGCCATGCGTATAAATTAACCTAGCCTTTGTATCACTATCACTGTCGGCAAAATCAACTGAGGTATTGTCAGATGTTCCTGTAGTTTTTAGCCGTAAAACTGGATGTCCTGGACATTCAATAAGAGCAGCTACATCGCCAGAAGATGCTGAGAGATGCAGTTTTTGGCTAGGCGACGTCGTTCCAATCCCCACATTGCCCGAGCTGTCGATTCGCATCCGCTCGCTACCAGCAGTGGTGATGGCTAGTTGGTCCGCTCCAGGTGAATAGATGCCAGTGTTGGTATCAGATCCTGGATATAGCGATGGCAGGGCAGCCGTACCAAGCGGGAAGCTGACTTTTCCATCGGCAGAAATCAACCCGGTGGTAGTAACAGCTTGGCTACCAAAGTCTGGGCTGATCTTTGTGCCAGCAATCGCAGCAGAAGCATTTACATCCGCATTGATAATCGTTCCGTCAGCAATCTTCGCGCTAGTGACTGCACTGTCAGCAATGTAAGCCGTTGCAATTGCAGTACCGTTCCAAACGCCCGTCCCAATCGTTCCAACGCTCGTCAAGCTAGAGCTAACAACAGCACTGCCCAAACTGGTTGCGTCTAGAACCTTTGTTCCAGCAACTCGAAACTCTCCTGAGGTGGCAATGTTTACATCGCCGTCAACATCTAATTTTACGCTTGGTGATGAAGTTCCAACGCCTAGATTTCCAGCATTATCGACTCGAACTCGTTCAAAGCCTGCAGTCTCTATAGAAACTGTGTCTGCAGCAGGGAAACGAATTGCCGTGTTGGTGTCACCGCCATGAATAATCTTGTCGGCAATTGTCAAGTCGCCGTTGATATCAAAAGTAGTAGCAGGGCTTGCCGTTCCAACGCCAATTTTGCCGTCTGCAGCAACATGCAATCTTGATGTGCCTGCTGTAGACAATGCAATCTGATCGATGCCAGGTGAGTAAATTCCTGTATTTGCGTCGCCCGTAAAAGTAATTGTTGGTGCAGCAGCCGAACCCAGCGGGTGGCTAGCAGTGCTATCAAATACCGCCGTACTCGTAACGTTGAGCGATCCAGGCACATCAATATCGCTTGCCCATTCGACGCCCGTACCAGCAGCATCAGTTTGCAGCAACTGATAAGCACTGCCATTCTGCAACTTGCTGACAGGTAACTCGTCTGCAACAACGCCAACCCAGGCGCTACCGTTCCAAACCTTTAGCTGTGCTGGGGTAAGACTCGTATCAAGCCACTGCTCACCTTTAGAATTTCCGGTGCTGCCGCCAGCCCCAGGCGTTGAGTTTGGTGCTGATGTTCCAACGTGGACTGGGCCGACTTTTACAATGCCCGTGCCAGCGGAATCCTTGAAAAATACACCGGGGCTTGCAACATTGGTGTTAATGGCAATCTGGCCATCAGCCAAGCTTGTGGTGGGGCGCTTGCTGTCAACGTTGCTGCGGATGTGCTTGTATGTGGCCATGCCTAAACTCCTTGCCGGACGGCGTTACTAGACCATTCTAGTATTCGCCTTCGTCTATCTCCACATCGTATTCAGCAATAATTTCAGTCAGCGTTTTGTACTGAACGTAATAGTCGGCATTGCTTATTTTGACCAGCAACTCACCGATCCTGCCACCATGCGGCAGGTTTTCACCGTTATAGGTAAAATTCGCCATTAATAAGAGCCTTCATCAACGACTCCTACGGCCATTGCACCTGTGGTGTTGTCAACAGTAACCTCAGTGCTTTCAAGAACAACGCCTTTAACAGCAATTGTTGCGATTTGAGTCCGGCCCCACAGCGAGTCGATAGCTGCTCCGGCATCTGCAACACCAGAAAATGGAGGCGTTAAACCGGTGCCGTCATACGTGACATCACCTGCGTCAATGACGCTGATTCCTGCGCCGACAAGATTGACATGAGTCCAAGTCGTTCCAGAACCTGGACTTAACAACCAGTCGCCAACATCAAGTGCAATGGCAGGCGCTGGTGATGTGCCCGTTCCAGCAGTAGTGACAAGCAGGTAAACACCAGAACTAGCCGATGTTGGTGCGGCTAACGCAGACCCAACAGTTAAACCAGCCTCTGCGCCGTAATTATTTAAAGTCGCGATTGTGTTTGTATTGGCGTTATACGTGCCACCGAAACGCAGGTTTGCTTGCGCTCCAAACTCATTGTTCAGTGGTAAGTAGTAACCTTCCGGTGGCTCAACTTGTCCGACCCATACATAAGCGGTGCGGTCTGTTGGGTTGACCCAAAGCTGGCCCGCAAATTCTGGTGTTGGTTGAGTAGGACTAATCTTTGCAATGCCGTAATCAGCCAGTTGCGATGCTGTAACGCTATTTGCAGCAAGGAATCCTGATCCAAACGTTCCAGTCGTAATCTTGGTGGCGTCAAGATCCGGAATGTCGGTTGCTTCAAGCAGGTGGGTTCCGGTGATGTGGCCCTGCGTGTCAAAATCAACCTTTACGGCAGTGTCTGGAGCAATGTTGTTGACGTGGTTAAACGCTCCAGCGCCGTCAACGCTTAAGCCTGATCCTGGTCTTGCTGCACCCTGACTAGTTGCTGTAGCTGTCGGGATGTCTCCAGACTCGATAATTCTGCCGCCAGTAACTAGACCGTTAACGTCATATTGAACGACGTGATAATTAACGTTCTCTTCTACAACAGTGTTGTCAATAGTCAGAGTGTCGCCACTCATGACCAGACCGTTGCCGTTAATAATTACGCCACCCTTAGCCGTGGTGGTGGAAGTTGGAAGGTCCGCTCCATCCAGTGCGCGGTAACTTACTGCACCTGCAGCGCTGGTTGGTCCGGCTAAAAATTGAGCCGCTGCACTGGTGTTGTCCAGTGTTGTGGTGATTGTTGCTTCATCACCCACCGTGCTGACGACAACATCAACAAGCCCAGAAGTGCTGCCTACAACGCTGTTGATGCTTCCGGCTGCTTTGATCGAAGTCCACGCAGCGCCGGACCACGAATACACCTTATTGGTACTTGTTACAAGCGCAAGCTGCCCAATAAAAGCGCCTGATGCTGGAAGGGTTGTAACGGAATCAACAGTTGATTCATTGGCAAGCTTGGCAGCTGTTACTGCGTCGTCTTCTATTTGGCTTGTCGAAACCTGGCTGACAGTTGCAACAGATCCCAAGCCCAGCGTGGTGCGTTGATCTGCAGCTGTTGCGTCGTCAAGTAGCGCCCGGCCTGCTGCCGTACAGGTAATTTCTTGCGTTACGCCGCTGCTTCCGTCCCGTCCCAGCAAGGAATCGGCAGATACGTTTTGAATCTTTGCGTAGGTAACGGCAGCATCCGCCACCTCGGTCGTTCCAACGCCGCCAATTGAAATGTTGCTGGCTGTAATCGTGCCAGCGGCAATCTTTGCGGATGAGATTGCGCCGTCAACAATCTTGGCGGTTGTTACTGCATCGTCAGCAATAGCAGCCGTGCCAAGGGCTGTCACCTTGTCTGTTGTTACCGCACCAGCGGCAAGCTTTCCGGTTGTGATCTGTAGGTCGCCGATACCGGCGGTTGGCATTACAACCTGCTGGTACGCCGTTCCGTTGTAAAACTGAAGGTTGCCGGTAGTGGTGTTGAAGTAGCCGCGACCGCCAAAGTTATCGGCGGTTGGCGTGATAGTATCGGCAACAGCGCTGCTGTTTGCTGCTAGCTTTGCTGCGGTAACTGCGTCGTCAGCAAAAGCAACCGTTCCAAGCTTGGTTGTGCTGCTTTGGTCGAGCTTGTCAAGATCGATGCTGCCTGCATCGATTAGGTCTAAACCTGCGTCTACAAGGTCCTTACTTGTTACTTTTTTGGTTTCGCTAGCGGAGATGTCCGCAATGGGCAAAACGTCTGTAGCAGAGACGCCAGCTTTCGACAGCGCATTTAACTCGGTTATCCGCTGGTCAGCCACCGCTTAACTCGCTACGGGAATATGCCTTTATTTTAGTCCTCTATCTCTTTAAGCAAGTAGTTAAGCGATTGCTCCACCTGGATGCGGTCATCGTCCTCAAGCAGGATGAAGCCAGAAGGCTCACCGATTAGCAACAGGATTTCGCCATCGGTCACAAAATCAATGGTGCATTCAATGGCTTCCTGGGCAGTGACATTGATGCCTGTCCTGGTAATGACAGCACTTGTTTGGTAAAACACTGAAGTCAAACTGCTATCTAAAGAGTTGTCTGTGATATAAAGTGCTAGTTCAATCTGGCTGCCGATTTCAATTCTTTGAATAAGCTGCAGCATCAAAAGCGGTGGCTCTTTAATGCCCGTCGTTTCGTAGTCAAACAAACAATCAATACTGCCGTTGCCACTGATCAAGCCAGCATTAAACTGTCTGCGGAACTTATCGTTAAGACTCGTAACGTCAATAGCGTCCCGGTCTGTGTTAAGGGTATACCCCGTTACGTTCCCAAGAACGTTGAATCGAATATCGGTGACGGCGTAATCAATCGCAATAGGCGTTCCAGCAAAAGAATTAAGCGTAATTTCTGCGGCACGGTTGTTATTGATTGCGTCTGCATAGTCAGCAAAAAACCGCAAGCCGCCTGCCTGGTTGACGTGGATGAACGCTGAGATTTCATCTTCTATTGTATTACTGCTCCATGTGGAAGCATCAAAGCAAACCAGGCCGCGTGAATCGGCTGTGGAAATACTCAGGCGATCGCCGGTTAATAAATTATCTAAGGCGGACTCAAAACTTAAGCGGTTTAACGTAGTGTTTACGTCGTCCGGCGAAATGACATCAGTAAAGGAGCCGTAGCTGTCACTTGACCCACGGCGCAGTTTTACATGACCCGTTCCACCTAGAAAAACCGCCATCTTATGCCGTGATTACTTCAGAAAAATCGCCGTCCATCGTAAATTGGATTGGAACGACACTTAGCTCCCCGGTGCTTACGCTGACCTGGGCGCTTGTGATATAGGCATTGAATTTGATGTCGTCTTTACTATCGCCGCCGACATTTAGTTCTAAGAAGACGCGATCACTTTCTTCGACTGCACCGCCTTGCATGATCTTGGACAGCAGGTCCGTGAACTGATTCAAGGTTGTGCTTTCGCCGCTTTCCAGCCTGTAATACATCATCGTGGCGCTGCCTGTGGCGCCCTTCACGCCTGGGGTGAAGCTATTTACGGTGCTGTCGATTGTATTTGTGCTAAGAAGCTCTACTGTCGTTTCAAGCGACCAGTCTCTAATCTTGGCAATGCTTTTGCCGCTATAGACCAAGCTACCACTGCGGCCCGTGTAGAAGCCCATCTCTAACGCCTAAGAACGTGTTCCTATTCTAAGCCACTGCAATAAGTGTTACCTGAACATTGCTTAGGCCCTTATACACCGATTGCACTTTTGGCTCGGAGTCGTAACGCCAGTTCGTTCCAGGTGGTGCGTTAATGCTGGAAGTGGTGCCGTTCCAGCCTGCCCAAACGTTGCTAGCAGTGGACAAGGAAAATTCTTGTAGGGTGCCCTTGCGTGCTTCGTAGTCAGCTAGAAAAAGCTGCGCGTCTGTGTCCTTGATGTTTTGGTACGTCAGGTTCAGCTTTGCGTTTACGCGGCGGGTGCCGTACAAAATGCGCACTTCCGCGCCTGATTGTGCGTTAAAACGCTTGATGGGCCAATCGCCTGAATTAAAGTCGCGGCTAGCTGGTTTTAAATTGGGGAACGCCATTACTCCAGCACCCGGAAATTGCTTTCTGTGAGCACGTCTTTTGCCACAATGCTAGCTCCACTGGAATCCACAGGCACTTCCACAGCAGCAATGTTGACCAGGCCATCCTCATCAAGAGTAAGCTGCTCGACTTGATAGAGCCCTTGGTTGACCTGACTGCTCAACAGAGTGAATAACGTTCCATACAGGCTTGAAGCTGTCACCCTGTTGTTTGAAATTGTGATCTTTTGTTCCTTTAGTTCGCTAGTTGTTGGGTAGTAGACCAATGCGTCATAGGTGCCGTTTTGAACAGTGCTTACTGTGACTAGCTCACCGGCATCTGTGACAGCGCCATTGTTGGCGGCACTGTAAGAAGTGGACGATGTGATCACCCGAATGTAAGAACCGGGCTGGATCTGTAACGCATCGGGAACAGTCTTGAAACTTATAGTGTGTGTTATGCGGCGTCTGATGCTTAACAAGAAACGGGCCGTTTTTAATGCCTGAGCTTTATTGGTGCAAAAATCGCTTAGGTCAAATGTCTGCTGTGTTAACGAACTACGGTTTTGCGCAGCCAGGTCGGCCCAGTCCACAAGTGCTGATGCTTGTGTTGGTAGGTCGTTGCTGACAGTGACGCGCCAGGTAACAAGCGCCCGGAAATCAGTTCGTTGCGATGCCTCGATGTACTGGACTTGTAGGCTGTCCTCAATAATGTTGCCTGATGTGAATATCTGCTCCGCGTTTATTGGGCTTGTCGAAATCTTGTAGTTGCCGTCATAGGGCAGTGCGGGCATCATGCCGAAACGCCCGTTCTTGATGGTGAAGTTACAGATGTGCAGTGAAGCGTTGTCGTAGATAAATGAGCGGATGCTTTCGCTGTCCTCAAGCACTCCGTCATAGAACATGTGGTTGGCACGCTGGAAACGTGCCGAAATTTCTAAAGAGCTTTTGTCAATTAGTTCAGATGGGACGACATTGCCTAAGCCTTGGCCTGGGTCAGTCAGCAGGTAATAAACAAAGTCTGCAAGTAAATTGCTTGGCGCGTAATTCTTTTCAATTAACCGATAGACACTAATTCCAGATTGACTCCAGGCGCGAAGCTGGCCCACGCCATTTAATTGGCCGTTTGACTTAATAGCAAGTCCCATCGTGGACATGCTGTAATACTCAGCAACAGGCCCGCTATCGCTGTTGTTTGCCAGGCTTTCATTTACATATACAATTTCATGCTCAGGCCCGCTTTCGTTTGACTTAGTAAGCTCAAGGAAATGACTTGTGTCTGACACCCTTGAGTTGTATTCAAATACGCGCTCACCTGTAATGATTGGGGGTGTTACTTCATCGCTTTCTTCGACACTGTCAATTCTAAATGTAAACTCAAAATAGTTAAAGGGTACTTTTACAGCGTCTCTGTAAATTGCTATGTGGTTTCTCAAAGGGAGCCTATATGTAAACTGCTCCCCTACGTCCCAGTTACCTGTTGATGCTTGAACAAAAAGTCTTGGATACTTAAACCACGCATAACGTGCGCGGTCGTCGCCGCCGTTTGCTAGCAAATACTGCTGACTGATTGTTGAAAAATATAAAGATTGCCCTTCAAACCCAATGGTGATGCTTCTGCTGCCGTCTTCGTATGTGAGATATGCGAATCTTTGCCCGCGATAGTTTCTGGCATCGCCTAGAACTTGGTGCATCCAAGATTGCTCTCTTAACCATGGTTGCTCAGGACTTGCAACGCCTCTGCCAACTGTGGAAAGGCTGGTCGGCCTGTAACTTGTTTCAGTATCTCCTGGTGATGTTCTTGGGTCAACAACTAGCTCGGGGTTTAATTTGATGTTTTTGATTTGAGTTTTTCTGCCTGTAGTTGTAATGCGAAAAGTACCGTGGCTCGGTGTATCAAAATCTTCGCCGATTAAACTTCCTCCAGTCGCATCAAGCTCTGTAGTAACGTTTGTGTCAATACTTTTAATTGCAACGTCAGACCCAGTACGCGGAATGAACCGGTACTCGTAATAGCCTGGAGTTCGTGGCTTAATCCGAATGTAGTTATACATATTGACAGGCGCGTTTCCTGTGACAGAAAAAAGCCTTCCAATGCGTTCCCACGTTCCATTGCGTGTGCCGTTGGCTTCAGCTACTTTGCGCACATAGATTGAGAAACAAGATGTCCGCTCGAAGTATTTATCCATTCGAGGCGTGTTAAGTGTAATATTGCTTTCGTCAAGCTTGTTTAAATCTCCAGGCGACGGAATCGCATTAATGTTGCACAGGCCGCTTGCTTTGTTCCATACTTGGCTGCGAAGCCCGATTTCTACGCATTCAGCGTCACGCCTTACAGGGCGAATTGTTGCAACGTTATATCTGCATATGTTGTAAAAACCGGCGCCGCAGTGCTTGGTTTCGTTATACCCATTAACAGGGCCTTCATATCCTCCTAGCACTTCGCGAACCGTGCGCGTTCCAGGGATGCCCATGGAACTTCTACCGGTGCGTGTTAAAACTGCTGTGCATTTAAAAACAACATATTGCGCAGCTACCCCCGGCTTCCATGTCTGCGGATCTCGTGACTGCACGACCCAGACTGAATCCAAAATAATCCACTTAGATCCAACTACAAGCAGATCAGAAGCGCGGCTGCGCCAAGAGTCTGCCGAGTTTTCTAGGTCTTTTAAATTAACGCTTGAACCGGCAAAACCGCCAGCTTCGCGACTTCTATTTTCAAGTTCGGACCAGTCCGCGCCAAATATTTCATACTCAAGCTCATCGCCAACTTTGACATTATTTACAATTGTTTTATTATTAAAAATACTATTGTTGTATCGGATGAAGCCCATCCGGCGGGAATAGGCGCGGCCTACGCCAGGCATTCCGCGTTCTGGGCTTTTGTTATGCAAAACATCGGCTTCGCTGCCTGCAATCTTGCGGCGTCTAGCTTGCATTTCAAAACGCGCATCTCTTTTTCTTGAGCCGCCGTCGCCACCTTCATGCAACGTTGAGTCGTAAGGAGATGAAATAATTTCCCAATTGAACCTAAAAGCTGTTCCGTTATGGATTGGTGTTGACGTACCAAACACCGTGTTTGATTGCGGTGTGTACGCCATTGAGAACGCATCGGACTCTATACCGAAAGCATCCGGCGCCTTGAAAACATTGCGTCCTGATGTACCAGAATCGGGGCTGTCGTCTGACCCAGCAATAAGATTTCCGCTGCTCAGCCTGTTATTGGCTACCTTAGATGACCAATAAAGCGCGTAATCTTTGTTGCCAAGGCTATCCAGAGGCAGCGTGCCAATACGCACACCAGTGAAATTGGGCGTGTTTACCCCGTATTGACCCGCAACGTAAACTCCTTCAAAGGCTTGGTACGTGCCATAGGAATAAAGGCGGCTCCATACCAGAGCAGGCGCCAAAATCAATCCGCCTGTAGTAACGCCGTCCGCTCCAGTGCCTTTTGTGCCGAATGGGATTGGGATCGGTTGGCCGTATTCCGCAAGTGCGCTGACGTTATCGAAACTTGTGGTCTGGTTGAAACGTGTGGGCCCAATCTGGTCGGCAAGCTTTCGGCTTCCAATTTTTGTTTGCTGTGCCGTCTGAGCGGTTTGCGCTTTAGGTGCCAGCAACACACTGACGGCAGTAGAAATTAAGCCGACAACAAGGCTTACAACAATTGGCGTAATAACTGGGTCATTAACAATATCTGGGATGTGCTCGTAGCCTGCTGGGCGCACCCGTGCCACCAGTTCTGCATGGCGTATAAATTCGCGGTATTCCTCTTCAGTGCAACCAAGCGCTTCGATTAGCGCAATTTCATACGGTAAGAGCGGCGGATTGTATGGACGTGCACCGGTTTCCAGTCCACCGCTTGCAAAGTCTGGTTGATGTATAGAATCCCGGTCTGCCATAAAACCCCAAAAGCCAGCGGATCGGCTACGAGCACTGTGATGTCACCATCGTAGACCGGATAGCTAATGCGGTCGCAGTACCTGACCATCTCTGCCATTACTTCGCGTGTCGTCATCCCGTACCAGTCAGGGTTAACCGGTGGCGGGTTCATCTTCATTGACGTAAGCGCGTCAATCACAAGATGGATGCAGTCCTTTGTGCCGTAGTCGTACTTACGACCTATTAAATGCTCACACACGGACTTGTGATGTAAAGGGGATGCTGCCGACTTGCCAGCGGTGCAATCGACGGCCTGGAACGTTGCTTTGGATCGCGTCTAGCACTGAGTTCAGGTTAACTTGAATTGTGGTTTCGTTCCAGCCGCCATTAGAACAGCTGCCGTAATACGTGTATAAAGTGCGCTGAACTGCACCAGTGGATGGTGTCCACAAAATTGTCGTTACTTTGGCGACCCATAACTCATCAAGCGCTTGTTTGATCCAGTTGCGGGTCATGTCGGTGTGTGCAAACTGTAAGTTCGCGTCAAGGTTGTCCCCCTGCAAAGTGGCAACCGCACCACCGAAGCCAAAAGGCAGAAAGGTGTAGCCATTGACAGATTGGTTCAGCGCATAGTTCTGAAAGCGAAACCGGATGCTGCCGCTAGGCCCAATGTCTAATAGGTGTCCGTAAGCAAATTCCATCAGAATCCAACACTCCTGCGGGTACTAGCGCTGTTCTTTAACGTGCGCATGGCGCGTTGCTCACCTTGGATTGCACCTTGTTTTGCTGCTTGTGCCATGCCCTGCTGGAACTCACTAGCGGTAACGTAATCGACGCTGTTGATACGCTCCACGGAATAGCGTACGTCGATTGCTGCAGCTGGTGTGTTGCGTGACATGGCGCTCCGCGTTGCGGCGGAACGGTCCATCTCTGAGCGCAAGTTTTCGTTGGAAACGATGCGACCTTGGCTGGATGGAATCATCAGCTCTGGGCCGCGTTCTCCCACGATGTAGGGTGTGTTCGCGTTTACTGGGCCTCCGGTAGCCATGAAGCCCCCGAAACTTCCGCCGCCAAAGTTGCCGATTAAGTTGCCGAACAGGTTGGACGTTTCAGCCCCCGCATTAACGCTTCCAAGACTGCTCGCACCACTATTTAGGGCTTGGAGAATAAACATAAACGCCTTCTGGGCAAGCATCTGCGTGGCCATGTCGATAAAGGCTTTACCGATGTTGGCGAACATGTTACTAAAGGCTTCCTCTACCGAACCAGTGCCCGTGATAATTGACTGCACCGCAGATGACATTGCAGTAGCGGCTTCGTCTGCGATAAAGCCGTACTTCTCCATTAACTGGTTCTGGCGTAATTCCGCTTGTTCTACCGCGTTTAATTGCGGTAATAATTTTTCATATATGCCTAGTTGCTCTTCTAACGCTTCTCGCCGTCTTGTTGCTGCTCCACTTGTATCCACAAGCTCAAGGTTCTTTTGCTCTTCAATGGAGGTTTTAACTTGATCAGTTACATCCTTATAGCGTCGTTGCTGTTGAATAAGTAAGTCAATTTGTTCTGCTTGGTCGCCTCCAAATGGCGAAGCAATCCTGCGTTCCACGTCCGCAATATTGCGTGTAAAGCCCCGCTCGATACCGGCAGTTTCTTCTGCTTGCTGTAAGGCGTTAATTTCTTTTTGTACTCTAAGTTGCTCTTTTTGCTGTCGTACTTGTTGTAATTGAGTAAAATATATGCGTTCAATAGTGTCGTATTGCGTGTTATACGTGTTAAACAAATGTTCTGCTTCTTCCTGAGATTTTGCTTGTGAAGCTCGCTGTTTATACTGAATATCTAATATCCGTGTTTTGAGTCTAACTTCGTATTCAAGAGCCTTTTCGCTTTCTTCCAGAAAAGCCTTTTCTCCTTCAAACACACGGGTGCTTTGTAATCCAGCCCTACTGCCTGCAATCAAGGATTGCATACTTCCTACTTGAGCTGAACTAATACCTTTACTTTGAGCTTCTAGTTCACGCTGGAGTCTTTTTGCTTCTGCTTCTGCTCTTTTTGCTGCAGCTTCCGCAGCTTTACGTTTTCGCTCCTCAGCGTCAGCACGCTTATTTGTTAAGTTAAGTAAGTCTGTATCAAATTGAAGTTGTCTGGCGCTTAAACGATTCTGCAGCGATTTTTCTTTGGTTATGTCGTTTTCCGCTTCTTTACGGAGTGCTAGTTTGTCTGCAATTAATTTTTGTGCTAGGTTTTCAGCCTTAGCCGCAAACACATTATCATTTAATAAGTCATTCGCACCTTGAGCTATTACGAGATTTCTTTCTGCTGTTTCTAATTCAAGTTTAGACCCGTCAGCAATAGCTATTTTATTAGCTAAGTCTTCGTCACGCAACGCATTTAACTCTTTTTGGCGTTCAATTATTTGGTTCTGTAACCCTAATACTTTTTCTAAGTTTTGGGTAGAATTTGCCTCTGCTGTAAGCCTTTGTTGGGTTGGGTCTGTAGATCTTGTACCCTGCTGTAACAAAGAAAGATTTTCGACCCCTCCTGCAAAATCTTTAAGAGGTTCTGCTGTAAGTTTTGCTACTTGCGTTAGTATTAAAGTTATAAATTCAGCTAAACTATTACCTAAAGTAGTGAACGCTTCTCCTGCTTCACGCAAAGACTGAACGCCATCGTCACCTACAACAACAGCTAGTTCTGCTGTAGCTGCCTCTAGTGCCGCTTTCTTACCTATTAAATTTTCGAGTTCGGTAATATACAGTCCTGTAACAGTATTAGCCGCTCCAATACTTTCTACAATTTTGCCGATATCGGCGGTTAGTGGGCTAAGGGCTTTACCTAGATCTATACCTTTTTTGGCTAGCACGTCAAGCTGTTGACCCAAAGCCCCAAAGAAGATTTGGGCACCGAAGCCGCCTTTCCCGCCACCAAGAACAGCTCCAAGAACCCCGCCACCAACAGCACCTACGCCTCCGCCCATAAGAAGAGGGAAGCCTGCTCCCAACATCAAGTCCTCTTGGAAGCGTGAAGCTCTTTTGTTACGGTCCAGTCTTCGTTTAGCGGCAGGAC